TTATTTTTTTATTATCGATGAATTGATCGGCATCTGCTGTATGGCCACAGCTACATTTAACGGTGATCTTCAAGTCAACCTCCTTTGTCTAACCAATCGTTCAAAAAGGACTGGCATATACTGGTTTCGTTTCAAGTGGGCTTGGTTGCGCCAGCCCTTTAACTCAGGCCGTTAGCCAACGTCGAATTTCACAAGCTTACCTGAGTTGTCTTCTATAAATTTTTCCAGATCTTCTTGGTCTTCGTCACTCCATCCGTAATCACTTCGGGTCCACTCTATTAATTCTTTTGCAAAGCCGCTATCTAAATCACGTGGGTTTTTGCTATATATTTTTTCACACTCTTCCATCTCGCAAGGTTCACCAAGCCACACTGACTCTTTTGTCTCAATATTTGACATGAATATATCAACTGACATTGCGCCTCTCCTTAGTTGATTTTGGCTAACCAATCGTTCAAAAAGGACTGGCTTATACTGGTTCTGTTTCAAGTGGGCTTGGTTGCGCCAGCCCTTTAACTCAAATCGTTCTATTTCTTGACTAAAGAATCATCACTTAAAATTTTAATAGCCTTTTCTAGTTGAGCGATACGTGAGTTTATTAGGTTCTTCTTTTCTTCAATATATTCATCAGAACAACCTGGGAATATTTCATGCCAAAAGTTTTCTTTCGCTTTTTTTTGCTCTCCGAGTTTTGTACATAATAAATCAATTACATCTTCCATGAATCTTCTCCTTTACCAGCGCGAAATAGAACCAATCAATGCAGCGGAGCCCGTTGGGCTCCTTTCGTCCTAGTCAGCAGGGTTCCGGCCCCGCTGATTTCACACGTTATGCGTTTTGTGTCTTCGGGCAAACGGAAATATCTATTGCTTTATAGTAACCGTCCAGTTGAATATTTGTGCCTGTTCGTCCAAACGGCTTATTCTCAATGCCGCCCAATATTTTTCCTTTTAGCCCATTAGAGATGTGCAGCAATAAATCTACACTGTCAACGGCCTTATCTGTCCAGGGGGCCGCTATCACGTCCAGATCGCGCTCTTTTGAACCATGCTCACCTATCGCATATCCAACTTCATGCGCCAATTCACGGATACGGTCTATTGGCGGCAGTTTTGGGTCTTCCCACCCTTCGCATGGCTCAAATGTCGCTTCTCCACACTTCCAGCATTTAGCGTCTTTCCTGGGCGCCTTACATTTGGGACAACGCCGACATGCGTCTTTCTTTATCTTAGCATTGCCGTTTATTGAATGGATGGTTGAGCAGTTCCGGCACGAAATACTTACATTTTCATCAACCATCACCTCACCCTCATCAATCTCTTGGGGTATATGCTCCCACTCCCACTCATCGTTGCACCCGCAATTTCCACAAATCAAATGCAATCTTGCCATTACCATAATTTCATCTACTTAGCCCCTTAAATATTCCTGAACAAGCTCCTCTCTTTGCAAGTCGAGGCATCCACTCTCGTATAGGGCATTAATTAGATCGTTAGCCTTATCCAGCTCTCTAATAGCCTTCTCTCCCTCTTCGGGCCTCTTGGTGCTTGCTGCCTTATACAGCTTGTCCAGCAAGCGCATCAGTTCTTGCCTCTTCTCCTTTCCTTCGCTACAGCTATGGATCCCGTTGCAATCTTTTAGCCACGCACCGCAATCACTTTTTCGGATATCTTTCACCACTTCAAGCAGCGCATCTAGCCCGATCACTGAAGGAGACTCATTATTCTTACCCAACTCGGCACATATATTCCCTATTGTCGTTGTCGCCCCCTCCGGTATTTTGCCGGCAGCCAACAAGTTATTATCGATGCCATGCTTGATTACTACCCTGGCATCATGCAAATTTGTTATGATTTCCCTGAGCGTATCTGCCTCAACTACCTTCCCTATAGACTCGAAAAAAGCTATCATCTTTAACAGTGCTTCTCTTTTATTTGCCACAATAAACCTCCTCACGTTTTCCCTATATATAAGATAACGAACTAATGTGATGCATCAGGAAAGCACTCTCCTATGCCAGCACCCTCTGCAATCTCCTGAGGATTCCCCTTGGCCGCCAACACCTTGCGCTTGCATTTAGCACACTCATAGTGCCCTTTGTGCTCCATGCCCTGCCAGTCATGCTCTCCCTTTTCCGGAGGCTTAAAAGCTGCCTTGAAATCATCAAAGGCTTTTCCCTCCCCCCTTATTCTGGAAAGGGCAATCTCGCAATACAGATCGGCATGAAGGAAATGAGGATCAAGCCCGATGTTTTCAAAGATCATCTTGTACTTATCTTGAGACTCGTCAATCCACTCCTTACGCCTGGCAATTTTCTGGAGGTGCGTCCAAAGGAGCTTACATATCTGCACCGGCTCCTTTACGCCTCTTAAATTTGTTACGTCAGCGACGAGGCCACGTTCGTCCGGCTGCTCCTTCATGCGGTTAACATAGCGCATAAGGTTCCATTCAATTGCGTGGAAACGGGAGATCCGAACTCTGTACTTTGATTTCGTATCTATTGATGCCTTCTTGTTGGGATCTGTCGGGCGGTCGCCCCATATGCAAATATCCTTGCCCCCCTTAGCATCATAAGTGTAGTCACCTAGAAACACCTTGCCCCTGTGCCTGCCCGCAAACTTCATCGCATCGTTATAGTTAGGGCCGGCATCAGGAACGCATACTGAAACATCATATTGTTTCATCAGCTCGCTGCATCTCTCCCACGGATCCAAGGCCTCTATCCATTCCAAGTGAACCAGGCGGGACTTCATGATTCCATTCTCCGCCTTTGGGCCCCACTCCCTTATAACAACGACATTGAACCCGCCCATCTGGTCAATACCCATAGCGCAGTTAACGCCCGACGTCTTAAACTTAATGTCTGTATTAACCGTTGCCCTCAGAATCTCTTCATTAACGATCTGAGATTCAGGGGAGAGGTAGGCAATGCCGAGCTTTGAATTAAAGAATTCCTGAAGGTCTGACGCCTCCTGCATAGCAATCAACATCCTCTCGGCCGTCATGGGCTTTGAAAGTGTTTGCGGGATGTGAAAGCCTTTTATTTTAGACTTTGGATTATGCTTTATCCATTTACCTACTCGCGGGTTGTGAATTACTTCCTTGCAAGTCGGGCACATGTAGAAATAATCAGGAAGATCTTTGTGTGCGGCTGACCCGCTTACCTTCTCAACGACACATTCAGGAAAACAATCACTCAGGATGACGCCATCTTTGCACTTACATGCGGAGTGAAATTTATGCTGATTGCTTCTCTTATAGGCCTTGTCAATATTTGTGTCGGGATAGCCGGCCGTGGAAAACTTGATATTGATAGGATAGGGAGAGTGACTAATACGCTCAGTAGCACGCTCGATGTCGCTGTCCATCATGCGCCTCACCTCATCAAAGATAAGGGCAAGCAGTGGCCACGACTCGGTAGAAGTAATACCCTTCATGTAGCTGAAGATCACCTTCGACGGGCCTATGGATCTGATACTTTTCTGGTCGGTAGTTTTCTCGTCTTTCTCCGCCGTCGGATCCATGCCCCATAGCTTCCGGATCTCAGGGATGCCCCTTGCTATCGGCTTGTATCTCTCCTGGGAAAAATTCATCGCCATATCTTTATCCGGCAGGAAGTATCCGAAATACCTCCCCCAAAAATAAAGGGAAAGGAAAATAAGAAGAAGAAAGCCGAACACTGTCTTGCCGACCTGGGCGCCGCACATTAGCACCATCTCAAATCCATCTTCATTCTCAAGTCCATCGAGCTTGACGGCCTTGTAGGGCTCAATCAGGTATTCATGCCCCTCCCATGTAAAAGGGTAGTTGTCCACCTTAAGGCCATCTTGACGCAACTGTTCAACAAAATCATACAGGTTGTCCGGGATGTTCTTAGCTATGTCAGGTTTGGATATCTCTATTGAAACATCTTCATTACCCCCCAGACGAAGCACTCCCGAAAATAGAGTTAAAAAGGGGTTCTGCGCTTCTGATCCTGTCGAGGACTTTCCGATGAACGTCATGAGACTCCTCTTTTAACATTTCTAATACCCAGTTAACAAACATGTTCATGTTTTTTGTGTTATATGCGCTCGCGTGGCAGTCAAGATAAATCTTTGCTAGTGCGGCTTGTTTGTCCGAAATCTTAAGCATGTCCTCTCGTTCATAAGGCTTACTTTTACCGTTCTTCTTAACCTCTGCTTGAATCTCAAGCAAGATGCCCTGCTGTATACTGTGAGAACTCACGAGCATACCTAAAACATCCAGCTCGTAAGTTACCCTGTCTTTACTGTTTGAAATTTCTCCCTGAAACATCTGCTTATCTTTAGCTATTACCCCAGGCCTTGTTGCCTTATCGATAACGGCCGCGACAATACCCCTATCCACTGCCTCTAATCTTAAAATCTTTTTCCAGCGTTTTGCAACCGCTACGGAGGATATCTTCAGCTCTCTTCCGAGGGCTGATTTATTGCCACCAAGCTCGCCCAAGCGCTTCACAAATGCTTCATCAGTTAACTTCGGTTTTGCATCCACTGTACGCTCTCCAACCTTTTCAAGGTTTAACTTAAACCTTATGCCCTATTTTTGTTTAACTATTTTACCCACTAAATAAAAAGCCCTTTATTTTCAACTACTTACAAATTGGTTTAAATCGACAAATTAAACCGACTTAAACCTTTCTTAAACCATAACACGAAACAACACGATGCACCACTAAAGCCTTACATTGCCATCGTCTCACAAAGAATACCACAATCCTCTACTATTGGAGGGTCGTCACGGCCCCTTTCTGGATCTAGTTCGTCAAGGAATACCCTTCCTTTTTCTGTGTGGATGCAGCTTGCACCCACCTTTCTTTCCATCAGCGCCCTCTTTTTAAACACCTCTGGGAAATCAACCCGTATATGGTTCCAGTACGCCATTCCACCTTTTACACAGCCGATGCAATTATTGTTTTGATACCCAAGATCATACATTACGGGCCTTTTTATACCACTAGCCTTTAATATCTGATGAGCCTTATCTTTATCTATCCCTCTTT